GAAAATTACGCGAAGGTGCTAATCAGCAAGGTTCGGATGGGGCTTCCCGGCCAGCGCGACATGGTTGAAGTGCAGCGCAATCGGGAAACAGGGCGGTTTGAGCCGTATATGGGTGGCGTATGAAGCACCCGATCCCCGCACCCGGCTATCGTGAGATAAGCGGCAAGCGCAAGCCCCCTGCCAGCATGGGGACGCACCTCTACTGCCAGCTGAGAAACGGATGGTGCGACCCTACGCCTTGGCCGGTTCATTCCACAAGGTGGGTTCACGACGGAAGCGTTGGCGATGTAGTGGCGATACGGCGCGTTGAAGATTGACTTGCGCGCGTTCTCCATTTGTGCCACTATGCGGGCGTGACGGTGCTACCAACACCGCCAGCCCTGACCACAACGCAAGGACACTGCGATATGGCTAGAAGTGATCTACCTTCCCCTGAACTTTTGCGCAAGGCTTTGCGCTATGAGCCGGACACCGGCAAGCTGTTTTGGCGCGAGAGGGACGGCAAAGACGTTCCATGCGCGAGGGCTAGCTGGAATTCGCAATACGCAGGCAAGCCCGCCTTCGATGTTCTGGCCCCTGACGGCTATCGCAAGGGCCGATGCCTTGGGGCGGTAACGATGGCGCACCGCGCAGCTTGGGCGATTTACTATGGCAAGTGGCCGGAGCATCACATTGACCACATTAATGGGGTTCGGGACGATAACCGGATTGCAAACCTTAGGGAGGTGAACCGCAACGGAAACGCCCGAAACCGTAGGTGCTATGGCGATTTGCCGCTCGGTATCAGAAAGCGCAAAAGAAGAAAGCCCTATGAGGCTAGCATGACCATCCAAGAGAATGGCGTAAAGAGGGCCATTTATATCGGCTCGTTCGAGACTTTGGATGAGGCCATTGCCGCTAGAAAGCAAAAAGAGAAAGAGTTCGGTTTTCACCCGAACCATGGAGCCAAGCCCATCAACGGCGCGGGATGTTACCGCCGCACGCAAAAAACTGTTTGACACCTTGTTTGGCGCTGGGTAGGAGGGGGCAGCAAACAAGGAGACGAACAATGGCCCGCAGCAAAAACTTTACCACCCGCTCTTCTGCCATCCGCGCAGCAAAGCAAGCCTGCAAGGCCGAATTCGGCAGCGCCTTCGAAGCGGCGGAAGGATCGGACTTCATCATCGGCGCAGACTTCATCCGCGACGAAAACCTCATGGCCCGCGACCGCTTCTATTTCCAACTGGTCGCGTAATGGCCGCGAACCTAACCCCCGCGGCGCAAAGCCGCCTAACCCAACATTCAAGCAAAGGAGAGTGTCACTTGCCCGAACTAACCCCCGCCGATCAATCCCGCTTAAAAGAGCTTGACGCAATCATTCAGGCAAACAAGCTTCACATTGCGCCAGTAAAGGCGGAGCGCAGGCGTATCCTGATGCGAGGGTATCAGGCTGCAATTCGTGAGCGAGGGCGGTAGACTTGCATCGCGTGGAGAGATACGCTAAACCCGTTTCGGGCGTGTTTCTCTCCACACGCAGGGCGCTTTTACTTCCCAGCGGTATGCGCCGACCCAAAAGACCGCAGGGAACCTAACAGGAGAGAGGCATGACATCGCCAAACAAGCCCAGCAAGTCGGACATTCTCGCCGCCCGTGAGATTGCCATGACTAAGCTGCCCCCGTCGTTCCGCAAAGCGATTGACGCGGGAGAGCTAGACCCTTGGGGGTTGGTGCAAACCGCACTGGCCGAGTTGATCCGCAAGCGTGAAGTAGAAGGAGAGAGTGAATGACGCATAAAGACCTGACCGACGGTTGGCGCGAGCACGTTAACGATGCAGCGGCATTCTTGGTGGATGACTTGCGCTCGGATGGTCAATCTCTAGCCATTGCCCGTGAGGCCTTTATCGCTGAGTTCGACCGCATGGCCGCGCAATTGGATGCGGCATAATTTCAAGCAAAGGAGAGTAGCTATGATCAAGTATATCGTGACCGCCGCTGTGGCATTGCTGGCAACCCCTGCCTTCGGGCAGCAGCAGGACATTTGCGGGGGCATTGGCGAGTTGGCGCAAGAGGTTTTGACCCAGCGTTATGACGGCGTTCCCATGTCGCGGCAGATCGCTATCATCAATGATGCCGTCGAACCCGGCGATCTCCAAGACCTCATTCGTTTCGTAATTTGGCAGGCGTATAATGAGCCGCTTGATCGCCGCATCCGTGCCAGTCATGTGGCGGCATTTCGCAACCGATGGGAGGTCGCCTGTTACGAGGCCAAGGGGGATATGACCTGAAACCTCGAAACCCCTACGCGTCGCACTTGCGCAATAAGCCTGCGACAAGTATACCTAGCGGAAAGCACCGCAAGCGTAGCAAGGCACAACGCAAGCGGGATGCGGAAGGGCAAGAGCGGGATGAACGCGATGGAACCGAGTGACGTTGACCCTGACACTGTAACCCGCTCACAGGCGCTAGAGTGCGCGATGTGGTTAGCGGATACCTGCGAAGGGGTGGGTGTCGATAGCTGTGATGACTTGCTGATGCTGGCAACACAGATCGAGTTCTGGCTGACTGAAGGCATGACGGTCAGCTTCGACTGCAAGGACAGCATGGCCAAGTTTGTTAGGGGTGGTATCTGATGCCGTGCAGTAAGGGAATGAAGGGCTACAGCAAGCCCAAGCCGAAACCCGCTCCGAAGCCTAAGCCGAGTAAGTGACATTGCACTAAACAAATGACGAATAGTGTTCGCCCCAAGCCCCCCGCTGCCGGTAAAGGCAGGCCGAAGGGTTCGCCTAACAAGACCACCGCGCTCTTGAAGGATGCTATTCTGCGCGCTGCGGAAAAGGCAGGAAGCAAGGTGGGCGATGACGGGCTTGTAAGTTATCTTGAGCAGCAAGCCGTCGACAATCCCGGCCCGTTTATGTCGCTGCTTGGCAAAGTGCTGCCGATGCAGATGATTGGGGCAGGTAAGGACGGCGAACACCTAAGCGAATTGGTTGTTCGGATTGAACATGGCAAAGCTGGAGATTAAGGTTGCGCCAGCTTTCGAGCCGTTGCTGTCGCCTGCTCGTTACAAGGGCGCACATGGTGGGCGCGGTTCGGGCAAGTCACAGTTCTTTGCCGACCTGCTAATCATTGAGGCGCTGCAAAAGCCGGGACTGCGCGTCTTGTGCTGCCGTGAAATTCAGAAGTCGCTAAAGGAAAGCGCCAAGCGGCTAATTGAAAGCAAGATCGAGCAATACGAGCTGGGTTCGCTGTTTGACGTTCAGGCGGCTGAGATCAAGACACCGGGCGGCGGGTTGATTGCCTTTGCGGGCTTGCAGGATCACACAAGCGAAAGCATCAAGTCTTATGAAGGCTTTGACCGCGCATGGGTTGAGGAGGCGCAGACGGTATCGCAGCGCAGTCTAAACCTGTTGCGTCCCACTATTCGCGCGCCGGGTTCGGAGCTTTGGTTTAGCTGGAATCCTCGCTTTGACACTGACGCGGTTGATGTGATGTTGAGAGGGCCGGAGGCCCCTACTGGCTGCGTTGTCGTTCAGGCCAATTGGGCCGACAATCCGTGGTTCCCGGCTGAGTTGGAACAAGAGCGTTTGGACTTCATGCGCTCGCAGCCTGAGCAATACTCCCACATTTGGGAGGGCGGATACGTCACTGCGGTTGAGAGCGCCTACTTTGCTAGGGCGCTGGCGGAGGCAAGGTCTGAGGGCCGTGTCACTACGCTAACCGCTGACAGCCTGCTATCGAAGCGGGCTTATTGGGATATTGGCGTGAGGGATGCGACGGCAATCTGGATCGCCCAACAGAAGGGCGACCAGTTGCGGTTCATTGACCATTACGAGGCTGTCGGGCAGGACTTGGCAACGCACCTGCAATGGCTGCGCGACAACGGCCATGCGGATGCTGAGCAGGTGTTGCCGCATGACGGGGCCAAGCAGGACGCGGTGACTGCATCGCGGTTTGAGGATCACATCCGCAACGCTGGGTTTGCGGTTCGCACGGTGCCTAATCAAGGCAAGGGCGCGGCCATGAAGCGCATCGAGGCTGCGCGGTCGCGGTTTAATCGGTTTTGGTTTGACGAGGTTAAGTGCGCCAACGGTTTAAAGGCGTTGGGTTGGTATCACGAAAAGAAGAACGAGGGTGGTTATGGAGTGGGTGCTAATCATGACTGGTCTAGCCATAGTGCAGATGCTTTTGGCTTGGCTGCAATTGACTATAACGAGCCGAAAGCGTATAAGCCGCTAGATTTAAGCAAGCTGAAAAGAGCCGTTGCATGATTGAAACCCCCGAACAGCTTGCGGCTATTCTCAAGCGCGAATACGAGGCTGCGGATAGCTTCCACGAGCAGTTGGAAGAATTGCAGCGCCTTGCGTTTGAGTTTTACGAAGGCCAGCCGCTCCGCAATGAGATTGACGGTCGCTCGCAGATTGTCTTGCCTGATGTGCAGGAGACGGTCGATTACATGCTGCAATCCGTGATGCGGACGCTGACTAGCGCCGAGCGGGTTGTTGAGTTTGAGGCGGTAGACGAAAGCGACGAGCAGGCGGCGGACGATGCCACTGTCGCGATTGATTACGAGTTCATGCGTCGGCAGGACGGCTTCCGTGTGCTGCTGGATACGTGCAATGACGGGCTGTTGCGCAAGATCGGCATCGTCAAGGCTGTGATGGATAAGCGCGAGCGCGTGACGCGTGAACAGCAGGTCATGCTGCCGGAAGAGTTGGGGATGCTGCCGGACGGCGTAGAGGTCGAGGACGTTGCCGATAATGGCGATGGTTCGATCACAGCGAGCCTCAAGATTACGCGTGTCGAGCAGCGGGCTACTGGCGTTTCGGTTCCGACGTTTGAGTTTCGGTTTAGCCCCAATGCGCGGCACGAGGATAGTGCGGTCTATGTGGCGCACGTTTGCCCCAAGACGCGTGGCGAGCTTGTGGAGATGGGCTTTGACCGTGAGCAGGTGTATTCGCTGCCCGCTTACAACAGGGTAGACGATCAGGACACCGAAAGCGCCACGATTGATTTCTTCCGCTATCAGGAAAGCAGTCCTGCGGTGGAAGAGGTTGAGTTGTGCGAGGAATACGCGCGGATCGACGTTGACGGCGATGGGATTGCCGAGCGCGTCAAGGTGTTCCGTGTGGAGAATACTATCCTGCGGTATCAGGGCGCGCCTGTCATTGATGAGATGACAGGCGAGCAGGCGGTTGACGATAGAGGCGAGCCGCTGTTTGAGGAGGGCGAGCTTGCTGTTGAGACGGTCGAGGAGCAGCCGTTTAGCGTGTTCTGCCCGTTCCCGCGCCCGCATCACCTGATTGGCTATTCGCTTGCCGACAAGGTGATGGATATTCAATATCTGCGCACAATGCTTGCCCGTCAGATGATTGACGGCATGGCGTTTGCGAACCTTCCCCGCTACGAGGTGAGCGAAACCCTTAGCGGCGAGAACACGCTGGAGGATATTCTCAACCCCATTCCGGGGTCTCCGATCCGTGTGCGTTCGCCGGGTGCGATCAATGCGATCGGCAGCAACTTTGATGTGGGCGCATCGCTTACGGCTATGGAGTGGGCCGCTGGTGAGCGCGAAAGCCGGACGGGGATCACGCGGCTTAATCAGGGCTTGGATGCGGACGCGCTGAACAAGACTGCGAGCGGCACTGCAATGATGCAGGCGCAGGGCCAGCAGATCGAAGAGTTCATTGCACGCAACATGGCTGAAATGATGTCGCGGTTCTTCATGAAGCTGTATCGCCTGATGCGTTCGGCGGGTGAGCCGATGAAGCTGAAGGTCGATGGCAAGTATCGCATGGTGAACCCGCGTGAGTGGCCGGATGACATTTGCGTCAAGGTGCGTGTCGGTCTTGGCACGAATAGCAAGGACAAGCGCATTCAGGCGCGCATGGCGATTTACCAGCCGATGCTTGCGGCTATTGATCAAGGCTTGGCTGGCCCCGAACACGCGTTCAAGTGGATGGACGGTATTGCGCGTGATACGGGCATTGGCACGGGTGATGAGTTCATGTTCAACCCCGATGATCCGGAAGTGCAGGCTCGCATGATGCAGGACGAGCAGGAACCTTCGCCGGATGTGATCGAAGCGCAGGGGCGTGTTGAGGTGCTGCGCGAAAAGGCGGCGTTTGATGCTGAATTGGCGGCGTTCAAGGCGCAGGCCCAGCTTGAGCTTGAAGCAGCCAAGATCGACGGGCAGCTTGACCTTGCGGCGTATCGTGCTGAGAATGAGGCGCGTCTCGCAGCCATGAAGGCGCGGTTTGAAGCGCGCATGAAGGTTGAGATGAGCGATAACCGCGAAGGTGGGAGTTTGGCTGAATGATTGAATGGCGCGACAAGGGGCCGTCTAGGTTTGCCGATTACCCGCCGACTGAATTGCTTTACACTGGCGGTGTGGGCCGTGTGTTTGCCAAGGTCGAGCGCGGGCATTTGTTTTTGACGGGGCCGTTTCCTTATGCGTAATCTGGCAATCCGCCTAGTGCTGTGGCTGTGCGAGCGGTTTAGCATCGCCGTGCTTGACGAGCAGCGCGTTTTCATGGGCGCGGACGTTATCGAGCGCAGCAAGCGTTGGGAGGCGTTCTACCGCGAACAGGGCGGGCTTGCCGATATGCTGGCGGATATTCGCCGCGAGGCTTTTGAGGCAGCCCAAGAGCTTGACCCCCGCGAGACCGACAAGATTTACTATTGGGCAATGGCCGACCGCAACGTCCGCAAGCTTGAACAGCGTATTCGTAACGTGATTACTGCGGGTGAAGTTGAAGCGAAAAGGCGCGAGGCTTTACATAGCAACCCGATTAAGCGTAAGAGTGTTTACTAGCCGCCGCAATTGTGGCATATATGAGGAAAGACTATGGCCCATCAGGTAACTGAAGCCGCAAGTCGGCCAATGACTATGGCAGACAAGGCGGCGAGTTTTGAGGACGCATTGTTCGCAGAGGGTGATCCCTTTGCGGACGGCGAGCGCGAGGAGGAAGAGCCCAGCGCGCAGCCGGATGAGGAATTTGACGACGACTTTGCCGATGAGGGCGAGGAAGAAGTCGAAGGCGAGGAAGACGGTGACGAGGTTGAACAGGCTAAGCCTGCCATCGACCCGCCCGTAAGCCTCAACGCGGAGGAAAAAGAGGTCTTTGCGCAGCTTCCGGTGGAAGCCCAGCAAGCATGGGCCGCAAGTGAAACCCGCCGCAACGCACAGGTGCAGGAAGCCACCACCAAGGCTAAGGAGGCCCAGCGCGCAGCCGAGCAGACTGCCGCAGCCGCAGACAGCCAAGCCCAAGCACTGTATCGGGCGCAGTTGGATGAGATTGTCAGGGCGTTTGAGCCGCAGTTGCCAGACCCTGCCAATTATACCGACATTCGCCAGTATCAGTATGCGAAGGCTCAATACGATTACGCGAAAGCCCAGCACGATACGTTCGCGCAGCAAGTAGGGTCAATCGGTGTGGAAACGCCAGAGATGAAGGCGGCGCGCATTCAGTCGCGTGATGCTCAGTTGCTGGCTATCCCTGAGGTCGCCAACGAGGAAACTCGTAACGAATACATCGGCAATGCGTTCGCGCTGGCTGTGGAATTTGGTTACGAGCAGGCAGAGTTGGCAGAGGCCATTGATGCACGTGACCTTAAGTTGCTCGCCCAAGCAGCCAAGTGGAAGGCTGATAGCGAGGAGCTTGCGCGTATTCGTGCCAAGTCGAGCGAGCGCCGCCGCGATGTTAAGTCGGGGCAGTTCCGTTCGATGAAGCCCGGTGCGGCTGTCCCCGGTGGGGATACTCGCAATCCGGCCAAGTCGTTTGATCGCGTCAAGCAGAGCAAGACTAACCGTCAGGCTTTCAGCGATGCATCGGCGGATTGGTTGGAAAAGGGCGGTTACCTGTAAGTTTCACCTAATCCGCGTCGTGAGACGCTGACCCTCCCACGCCTTCGGGCAAGATGGATTTTTTAACATGGCTGTTCCTTCCCAGACTATCCAGAACGTCGCACGTGTCGGCGTTCGTGAAGACCTTAGCGACCGCATCGGCGAACTGTTTCCGGACGATACCCCGTTTCAGCGCGCTATCGGCACCTCGAACGTAAACAACACCTACACCGAATGGCAGACCGACAGCCTTGTCGCTGCCAACCACGACAACAAGACCGTTCAGGGTGACGATCTGGCGAACGACAACCGCCCGAACACCACCCGCGTCGGCACTCACACGCAGATTTTCAAGAAGGTGATTGGTTCCTCGACCACTGTTGAGTGGACGAACAAGGCCGGTCGCCGTTCGGAGCTCGCGCGTGAAACCATGAAGGCTGGTCGCGAAATCCGCACCGACATGGAGAAGCGTTTCCTTGGCAACTACGCTTCGGTCGCTGCCACCGCTTCGGTCGCTGGTGAAACCGCTGGCGCGCTTGCGTGGCTTACCTCGAACGTGTCGCGTGGCGTGGGTGGTTCGTCGGGTGGTTTCTCGGCTGGCATCGTTGGCGCTGCCACCAATGGCACCCAGCGCGCTTACACCGAGCCGCTTCTGAAGACTGTTCTTCAGTCGGCGTGGACTAACGGCGGCAACCCGTCGATGGTTATCACCAACGGCACCCAGAAGCAGGCTGCTGCTGCGTTCGCCGGTCTGGCTGATGCTCGCCGTGAGGCTGGCAACGGTCGCCTGACCATCGTGGCTGGTGCTGACATTTACGTGTCGGACTTTGGCGAAATCCAGTTCGTGCCGGATCGCTTCGCTTCGGCCCGTGACGCGCTGGTGGTTGACCCCGAATACTGGGATGTCGGCATCGGTGATGCGCTCAAGATCATGCCGCTGGCGAAGACCGGCCTTGCCGAGCGCCGCGCCATGTATGCTGAAGTCGCGCTTCGCTGCCTTAATCAGGCCGCGTCGGGCTGTGTGGCCGATCTCACGTAAACATCTAATGGCTGAACGCCGTTAGTGTATTGACTTTGGTGCGCCCATGTTCTACCTCTTGCAAAGGAGGTCAGGACATGGGCAAACCTTTAAGAGACTTAAGTGGGCAGACATTCGGCAAGTTGTCGGTTGTCTCTAGGGCTGAGAGTGACAAGCACGGCAATGCGCGTTGGCTATGTCGGTGCGAATGCGGGAATGAAAAAGCCGTGGCTGCGCCGCAGCTTGTGAAGGGCAAAACCAAGTCATGCGGTTGCTCTCAAGGGAAGAAGCCACAAAGTGCTTACGGGGTTAGGCGCGGAACGCGGCTTTATAATGCTTGGAAGAATATGCGCCGCCGATGCTTTGAGCAGTCTAACAAAGCCTTTCGCAATTATGGCGCGCGAGGGATAACGGTTTGCGAGCGCTGGGCGGATTTTGAACTATTTGCCGCTGACATGGGGCATCCGCCAGCCGGAATGTCGCTAGACCGTATTGATAACGACGGCAATTACGAGCCTGCAAATTGTCGGTGGGCAACTAAGTCAGAACAAAACTCTAACCAGCGCCACGATTGGAGGCGCGGAGACGGAAACCCAAACTCTAAGAAGAGGCGTTTAGGCTAGGAAAGGCGCAATAAGCGTGCTATGTATTCGCTGGGTTTGACCATTCGAAAGGCTTAATACCATGACCGAACCTAAAAAGCGCGGACGGCCTGCGAAGGCGGTGACGGTTGAAGCCAAGGCTCCCGAACGGATTGGCACTCTCAAGGTTAAAGTGCCAAACGCTATTTTTGACGGCGCTGGCGGGTTTCTCCCCGTTGGCGCTATGTTTGACGCTGTAGACGCGGCAACTGCTGACATTCTCAAGGCGCGAGGGCTTGTGGAATGATCCGCGAAGTCATTGATGATGGCTCTTGGAATGGCCTGCGCAAGACGCTGATTAGCGACCCGAACGCGCCTGATGATGTGCAAGTGCTTTACGAGGATGTAAGCGGCGGCTCGATTATTGAGGAAAACAAGCGGGCAGAGACGCACAAGATTGACCGGGACGTATGGCACGTGGGCCACATTCCGGCGAGCGTGGGCATGAAGTGGCTTGTCGAGGAAGGTGTCGATATGTGGAGCACTGACCCTGACATGAAGCGCCGCGTGATGCGCAAGCTGATGGATAGCGACTATCGCCACCTAGTGCCGGGTATGTCCCGTATCAGCCTTTAGGGATTAAACATGACGGCATTTTCGGTTGACAGCACAAGCGCGATTATAACGCTCACCGACCTCATTGCGGAAATCCGCGATGAGATGGACGATAGCGGGTATTCGGAAACGAAGATCCTGCGGGCGATTGCGCGGGCCGAGGCGTATTTCAACCGTGAATTGCGCGTGCCGCAAATGGAGACCGAATTTCAGTTTCCGGTGACTGGGGAGAGCACTGCACTTCCCGTTGACTTCCTGCAAATGCGGGCGATTTATCAGGAGGGTTCGCCGGACAATCCCATGCGGTCAATGTCGCCCGCAGGCTTGCGTCAATTGTATTTCGGGCAGTCTGGCACGCCTGCCGCTTATGCGCTGGAAAACCGCCGCCTGATTGTAGCACCTGTCGGCAGCGCGTCGGTGACGATGCTGTATTATGCGGCTATCCCTCCGCTGAATGAAAGCAACCCGACGAATTGGCTGCTTGTCGATTATCCCGACATTTACCTGCACCAAGTTCTTGCGATCCTGTTTGCCAAGATTGGCGACGATGGGCGCGCTGCAAGCAACCTTGGGATTGCGGGGGCGCTTATTGAGCAGGCGAACAAGACGGGGCGCAATGCGCGTTGGGGGGCTGGCCCGCTTAATCCGCTGCTGGTGCGCCAAGTGCCGGGGGCGCGCATCTAGTGCGGGTTCCGTTTGGCCCCTTCCTGCCCGATCAGTTGCCCGTGGGCGCTGACAGGCTCATGGTCGCGGAGAACGTCTTTCCGGCGGTTGACGGCTATCGCGCCGTAGGTTCTTTTGCGTCTATCAGTAGCGCGCTGCCAGCGGCGTTTCTGGGCGGCGCTAGTTTTATTTCAACTAGCGGCACGGCCTATCTCTTGGCGGGGACGGCATCGACGCTTTCGCGGCTGTCTGGCGGCACGTGGACTAGCCTTCTGTCTGGGCTGACGATCACGAACCGCTGGCGCTTTGCGCAGTTTGGCGATGCGGCCATCGCGGTTAATGGCGGGACGACTTACGAGGTTGACCTAAGCGCAGGCACGGCTGCGGCGATTGTCGGCGCGCCTAGTGCGATAGACGTTGACGTTGTTGGCCCGCACGTTGTCTATGCGCAGCCTAACGGGGATATTCTGCGCGTTCGCTGGAGCGCGTTTGAGGATTACACCGGCAACACGCTAGGGACTAATCAAGCGGGCGATCAGCCTATGCTTACCGGCGGCGAGGTGATGGGCATCGCTGGTGGCGAGTTTGGCGTTATCCTGCAACGGCAACGTCTGGTGCGTATGTCGCTAACGGGTGACAGCACAGCGCCGTTCCAGTTTGACGAGATCACGCCTAACTTCGGTTGCGCGTCCAAGGGTTCGATTGCCAAGGCTGGCCGGACGGTGTTTTGCCTTAGCGACCGTGGTTTTATCGGCATCGACAACGGGCAAAGCGTGCGCCCGATTGGTAACGAGAAATTCGATACGTCATTCCGTGAGGCTTTGGGCGAGGACGACTTCGAACGCGTGTGGGCGACGGTTGACCCGCAGCGCACGATTGTTGCGTGGTCAATTCCGGGCGTGCCGGGGCAGATTTGGGTTTACAACTGGGTGCTTGACCGCGCCTCTGTGCTTAAATTGAACCATGATGCAATTTTTTCGGGGTTTGAGAACAGCCAAACGCTTGAAGAGGTGTCGGCAGCATATCCTGACATTGACACCATGCCGTTTAGCTTGGACGATCCGCGCTTTCAGGGCGGCGCGCCGAGGCTTTACGTGGTGCAGAACGGGCAAGTTGGCGTTCTGGCCGGCGCTCCGTTGGTTGCGAAGCTCAAGACAGCGCAATTCCCGCCGTTTGGGGACGATCTGACGCGATTGCGGGCGGTTTGGCCTGATACCGACGCGGTAACGGGCTTGACGGTCACTGTAGAGGCCTCACAGCGCCGAGGCGACACGCCTAACACGGTGACGGGCAGCAATTTGCAGGACAGCGGGCGCATTCCGTTGCTTGTGCGCGGCAAGAACATGACCTTGCAGCTTGAGATCAACAGCACCGATTGGACATATGCCAATGCAGTGACGCTGGAAGCCAGCTCAGGTGGCTTGCGGTGAAGCGCCTTTTGCCAGAAAGCGATAGCCGTGGTGACTGGCCGCGCCTGACTGCGCAGATTGTCAATCGCTTGGCCAAGGATGCGCCCGGGGATGGCCTTGTGTTCGTCAACAGCCCAAGCGACCTTCCGCCTGCCGATTCTGGCGTGCGCACGCTGCTTGATAACACGGCATATTACTTCACCACTACGGTTGACCTGCAAGGCGACAGGCTGGTTGCGGGGGCTAATACCGTTATTCTCGGATCGTCGTCTGAAAACTGCCGCATCAAGTCAACGGGGCTTACGGGATCGGCCCTAGTCACTTCGGAGTGGTCTCTGCCAATGCGCGGGATTACGCTGGAGGCGGATGTTGCGCTTGACCTAGACGCTACGGCTAATGCCAATCAGGCGCTGGACTGGTTCGGCGTAAACTTCACCGATTGCGCCACGGTTGGCACGATTGCGAGTTACGGCAACGTCATTTGGACTGACTGCGCTTTGCTCAATAGCGCGGGCCTGACGTTTGACGGCACCATCGGAACGGTTGGGTTCAATAGCTGCATCTTCGACGGGCGGACTGGCGCAACGACAATCACGCTTCCCGCTACACTGACAATCACGCGGCGGTTCCGCGCAATCTATTCGGCCTTTGTCTCCTTGTCCGGCGAGACGGCGATCAATGCCAGCACCAGCGCGACCATTCCCGTTGAAGGGTATATTCTCGACACGGTGAACTTCAGCGGCGGAGGCACTTACACTAGCGGCATTTTGTCAAACGACAACAAGGCGCTTTGGATTAATTGTCGAGGGATTACCAATTCCGACAGCGTGGCGACAATGTATATGCAGAGTAACGCCACTGCCACTACAATCGGGGCGACTGGCACGCCTGTTAAAGTCGCAGGAACCACGACAGCGGGGGCGAATAACCAGCGGTTCAGCCATTCTAGCAATCGCTTGACCTATGACGGCGCACGTGACCGTGACTTTTTCGTGATTGGCACTGGTTCGCTAACCAATGGCACAGCCAACAATGAATATGGCTTGTATATCTACAAGAACGGCAGCGCCATTGTCGAGAGTGAACAGTATTTGACTGCCAACGCGTCTGGGCGAGTTGAAAACTTCACCATTCAATCGATTGTGCCTTTGTCCGAAACCGACTATATAGAAGTTTGGATAGAGAATATCACCGCAGCTAACAGCGCGACAATTTCGTTTTTAAATGTTATAGCAACGCCGGTTACCTAGGGGTTTTGATATGGCTACGATGTATGTTTCCTATCTTGGCGGCGCGCACCTTGGGGTTGCAAGGGAGCCTATTTCTACGGTGACGATTACGACCAGCGGCTCCACGGCCAAGACTGAGGCTGCTGCCCCTAGCGATGTTGCTATCGTGGTGATATTTTCGGATGCTGCGCACTACGTCAATGTCGGCCCGCACGATACGGTGACTGCGGCGGCAAGCAGCGGGATGTATGTTCCTGCGGGCTGCACGCGTGAGATTGCAATCAACCCCGGCGATGGGGTTGCGGCGATTACGGTCTGATGAAGGTCAAGCAACAGCGTCTCATAAGCCCGCAAGCAAAGGCGGCACTTATGCGGGCGCTGCCGACTGCCAACTTCGGTTGGGACTACATTGAAAGCATCATGCGCGGTGAGCAGCCGGATGCGCGCATGGGAACGGTTTGGAACGTGGGCAATCTTTGCTGGGTGTTCACTATTGTAAACCTAGACGATGAAATAGAAGTATTGCTGGCAGGTGGAAGAAAAGCACGCGAATGTGTTGCACCTTGGCTGCAAGCTATGCTACAAGAGCCTGCCCACCGAGCCATGACGATCCGTGTTGACGGTCGTAAAGGCTGGAGCAGACTGCTACCCAATTTTGAACGTCGAGATGACGTGCTTTATTTGAAGGTGCCGGATGGGCAAGAAACGCACAAGAACTACTCAGACTAACCGCCCGATCTACTCGCAGGAGATTACGGGCGCTGCGCAGGGTATCACGAACGCGTATAACGCTTCGCAGCCCGCAATTAACCAGCTTACGAGCAACCTTGGCGCTGTGTCGAATGAGGCGCTGCAAGGCATGACGGGCGCGAATAACCCGCTGCTTAATGCTAATACGTTCGTCAATGAGCAGTTGACTGGCGATCTGCAAAACAACCCGTATCTGCAACAGCAGATTGACATGACGAACGAGAGTGTTCGCAATCAGGCTCAGGCGGCATTGGGGAGGCGCGGGCTTACGGGCGGTTCGGATTACTCCAACCTGATTGCGCGGGCGCTGGCGCAAAATGAAACCGGCTTGCGTTATACCGATTACAACAACGCGCTTAATCGCCGCTTTCAGGCTGCGGGCATGGCGGGCCAGAACCTTGGGCAGGCTGCGCAGTTGGGTCAGGCCGGTGCCATGCTGCCGCTTCAGGCTGCGGCGCTGCAAGGCGCGGGCGTTGGCGGGCTGCTTGGGCAGTATCAGGATGTGCGCGGCACCCAGACGCAATCGGGTGGCTTGCTGGGTAATCTGTTGCAGATTGGCGGGCAATTGGGTTCGGCAGCCATCATGGCTTGCGATGAGCGACTGAAGGAAAATGTGCAGCGCGTGGGCGAAACCCCTGCGGGCGTTCCGCTTTACCGCTTTGACTATATCGGCGGCGCACGTGATGTAGTTGGCCCGATGGCGCAGGAGGTGGCAATCCTTCAGCCTGACGCGCTTGGGCCGGTGCTTGACGGTTACATGACCGTTGACATGGGAGTGCTGCGCTAATGTTTGGCGGACTGTTCGGCAAGAAAAAGCAAATGCCCATGCCGGGGGTTATCTCGGGCTATGGCGGCGGCACGTTTGACGTTGACGGCACGCCCGCAACCCCGCCCGTCACAATGGACATGATCCCTACGACTGCGGGCGGGCGTTATGGCGACCCTATGCCGCAACAGCAGGATCAGCGCGGCGGGTTTCTGAAGCCCTACGGCACGGGGCAATTGATCTTTAGCGCACTGTCGGACTTGGGCGCGGCGATTAACGACCGTCAGGGCGGCGCACTTGCTGGCATGACGCAGGACATGATGATGCAGCGCGAGCGTGCGGCAAAGCAGGCCGAGGCGTTGCGGATGCAGGCCGAGACTATGGCTGCGGCACAGCGCCTTGGCATTAGCCCCGATCAGGCGATGCTGCTTGGCGACAATGTTGGCAGTGTTATTGCTGCGCAGATGAAGCCTGAAACCCCGCCCGCAATCCAGCAGAATGCGGACTATATCCGGCGCACCCAAGGTGATGCGGCGGCAGACGAATACATCCGTAATTTTGGCAGGCCGCAGCAGACCCCCGTTATGATGGAGATTGGCGGTCGTCCCGTGTTTGGCACGCCCGAGCAAATTCAGTCACTATTGCAAAGCGGGGCGCTGGGCGGTCAAGTGCAAGCCCCTGCTGTATCGCAAAGCGATTGGGACAGCGCAAAGCCAATGGGAGGCTCCGGCGGCAACGTCGGAGGCGGCTTTCGCGGCTAATCGCATGGACGCAATCACGGCACAATCGGAAAGCGGCAACCGCGACTTCTACGGCAACGGTCGCCCTGTAGTGTCGCCTGCTGGTGCTATGTTCGCAATGCAGGTTATGCCCGCAACGGCGCGTGATCCCGGCTTCGGTTTGCGTCCCGCTAATCCCAATGACCCCGCAGACATGAACCGTCTGGGGCGTGAATATCGGGCGGTGATGGAGCGGCGCTACGGCGGCGACCCCGCAAAAATGTGGGGCGCTTACAACGCTGGCCCCGGACGCATTGACGCTTTGATTAGGCGGCACGGCGATAATTGGCTGCGGTATGCACCGCGTGAGACGCAAGAATATGTGCGGCGCAATATGCGCCAGCTTGGAGTGCAGTAATGGGTGAGCGCCGCGTAACGGCTGATGGCCGCATTCTTGAGAAAATGCCGGATGGCCGGATTGTTGATGTGACCGCGCAAGTTGGCGGTTCGCCGGTTTCGGTTTCGCCTGCGCAGTCTGGCGGGGCCGTTGTTTTGCCGCCAGCACCGCCTCCGCCTCCGCCCCCGCCGCCTTCGCGCACGGCTCCGGGTGCTGCCACCGAGGGCTTGCCGCAGGGTATGCGGTGGGTTGACCCTAACAATCCGGGGCTTGGCATGGTTCCGATTGAAGGGGGCAGGGACGCGACAACTGAGGAGCGCAAGCGGCTCAACCAGACTTACAAGACCGATAACGTTTTGCGGGCAATTCGCGCTGCGCGGCGTGTAGCGCAGGAAGAAGGTGGCACGGGCTGGGCGAGTTTGCTGGGTGGGGTGCCTACGACTGACGCACGCCGTTTGCGCGGTGAACTAAACACCATCGCAGCCAACCTATCATTCGACCGCTTGCAGCAAATGCGCGATGAAAGCCCGACAGGCGGTGCGTTGGGAAGCATCACCGAACGCGAATTGTCATTGCTTGGCGATGTTGTCGCCAGTCTTGACCAAGGCGTTGACCTTCCGACTTTTCTAGATCGCCTTGACCAGATCGAGCGCAGTTTCTTGCGTGCGCAAATCGCTGCGCAGGGCATTAACCCCGATGCGCCGGAAGGCGTGCGTGCGATCAAGCAAGATTACGGATATACCGGCGTGCTTGAGGGCGAACTTACGCCTGAAGCGCAGGCTCTTGCTGCGCCTAATGCCACGCAAACCGCAGTTGACATTCCGCCCGAGTATCAGGCGGCGCATCTTCGCTATCTGCGCGACAATTGGGGCAATGTTGACCCGCGCGCCTATGCTTCGTTCCGTGCCGGACTTGATGAACAGTTTGGCCTTACCCCCGACTTGGGGGGCTATGCCGCTGCGGTGCCGGGCTTTAATGCCGCTGCACAGCAGGGCGTGGCACCCGAGCAACTGGGGGCCGTTCCCGCGCCGCCGCGTGACCTTGGCATGATCGAGCAGGGTATTAACCTTGCTGCGCAAAGCGACTTGGGGGCTTTTACCGCTAACCTTGGCAACGCCGCCTTCGCTGGCCTTCCTGTTGCGCTGTCGGGCGACCAAGCAAAGCTGGAGTTGCTGCGTGAGGCGCAGCCTGTCGGCAGCTTCCTTGGCGAAGTCGGCGGTAACATCGCTGGCACGCTTTTGACGGGTGGTGTCGCTGGCCGTGCGGGCCTTAACCTGCTTGCGCGCCCGCTTGGCGCAGAACTTGCTTACGGCACGACTTACGGTGCCACGCAGGATGAGAACGCAGGCCGAGGCGCGCTGACTGGCGGAGCAGGTGCGCTTGCGGGCGGGCTTATCGGACGGCAAATCGGTAAGGCATTCCCCGACACGATTAATCCGGCTGCGATGCGTCGGCTTGACGAGGGTGTGCCGACGATTGAAGACCTGAAAACGCTTGCGGGGCGGCAGTATGGTGCCGTTGAGGCCGCTGGCGTTACTGCCTCGCCGCAGGACACTGCCCAGCTTGCTCAGCGCATGACGGGCGTTTTGCAGAACGAAAGCCGCGTTACCCCTGCGGGCAATCTTATTGACGAAAACACGCCAATCACAAAGGCGATAAAGCTGCTTAACGACTTTGCTGGTCAGCCTATGACACCGGGGCAGGCAAGTTCGGTGCGGCAGGTTTTGTCTGAAGGCCGCAGCGTTGGCACGCCTAATGAGCGCCGTATTGCTGGCAAGCTTGTCGATGAGTTTGATAGTTGGGCAACGCCTGCCCTTCCGGGTGTGGATGTGCCGCGTCAAACTGCCCAGCGTTACCTTCAGGGCCAGCAGATTGCCGAGCGGGTAAACATCGGCAACATTCGCGGTATGCGCGCCAAGGGTAACGACATTGGCGACAGCCTGCGCACGCAGTTTGGGCAGCTTGATGAAGCAATTGAGCGCGGCGATGCGTATTTTGAACCCGCTACCCGTGAGGCGATTGCCCTTGCGGCGCGAGGTGATGCCACCACTAATGCCCTTCGCAATGTTGGCAAGTATGGCTGGGGCAGCGTTTTGCCGACTACGGGCCTTGCGGGCGCGGGCGCATACTTGGGCCAAACCGATCCGCTACTTATGGCAATCCCTGCCACCATTGGCGGAATTGGGACTGCTTCCCGCCGACTTGCTGAACAGCGCACGGCTCGTCAGGCTCAAGACGCGTTGGCAACCGCGCTCATGGGGCCGCAATACGCGCAGATGCGTCAGCAAGCCGTTGAGGAAGCGGCCATGCGCGGGGGGCAAATCCTCGGCGGTGCCACTAGCGGAATGACCGGAATGTTCAATAGGCGAGAAAGGCGACTGCCCCGCTAATGATGAGGATTAGCCACATTGCGTCCATCCAGCCTTCTTGAATGCCCCGCTGGTAGGCCTTGCGAACAGACGCATCATGTAGCTGGCCGATACGTTCAATGTCTTTCATGCAAGCATAAGGGCACAGTTTAAGGTAAAAAGCAAATGGCGGTTACCGATTATTCATCTACGGCAAGCAGCAACACCACGATCAGCGGCATTAACATTGCTGAGGGCTGCCCGCCCGCTAATATCAATAACGCAATTCGCACCGTCATGGCGGATGTGCGCGTCATGTATGACAACCTGCCCGTAGTGGCTGGCAAGGTCGATGCAGCGGGCGGCGTGTTTTCCGGCACCCAACCGATCTACACTGGACGCGGGGCTTATCTGCACCACAATGACAGCGCGAACGTGTCGGGGCGGGTGTATATCCTTGCTGACGGTTCGGCCAACCCAACCTCGCCTAGCGCGGGGGATATTGTCATGTTCTACACGCCATGAGAGCCTATATCTCAGGCGCTTGGCGCGAGATTGAAAGCGGGCGCGTTCGCGTGGGCGGCGCTTGGAAAAACCTCACGCGCATTCGGGCTTATGTCTCGGGTGCGTGGGAAGACGTTGCCACGTTTACCCCGCCGATTTCCCTTGGCCTAACGCCTGACATTATCGGTGATATATTCATCTCGCCGGGGACGTATACTAGCCCGCTTGTGACCGCTACGCCTGTCGGCGGTGTTGCTCCGTATACCTATTCGTGGGCCTACACTTCGGGAACGACGGGATATACGATTGCCAATCCAACGAGTGCAAGCACTAGGTTTACGCGCTCTTTCGTGGTAGACGGTGAATATATAACGAATTTCACTTGCACTGTAACTGATGCTGAAAGCGAAGTGGCAAGCGCGGTTATTCAAGTCACTGTGAACGCAATTAGCGGCTTTTAGGGGTTGTCATGTTCCATTATTTCGACACGATTACGAACACTCGCGGCGATAGCCTTGCAGGCTGGCAGGTCGAGTGCGTGCAGCTTTCGGACGGGTCGACTGTTGTGCCGATTTTCGCGGATGAAAACAGCACGCCTATTTCTAGCGTTTCTGGCATCGCAAACCGTGCCGTAACCGATGAAAACGGCAATTTTGACTTCTATGTCCCTAGCGGGACTTACTCTCTGCGCATTTACAATTCGTCTGGTGTGTTTCAGCGGACGCAGCGTTATCTGCCGATGTATGGCGCTATTCCTGTTTTCGGGACTGCCTACGCCGAGACCTTCAATGGCGACGGCGTGACCACTGCATTCACGCTTGATGTTGACGGCGGTTCGGTAAACAATCTTGACGTTTCGATTGACGGCGTGACGCAAGTTCCGACCACTGACTATACGCTGAGCGCGTCTCCCAACCGCACGTTGACCTTTACCACTGCCCCGCCGAACGGCACGATTATTTTGGTCAAATATAGCCGCGTTCTTACTAACACGGTTGCGGCTGCTGGCGATGTGCTGTTCAATAGCGGCAGCACCTTGCAAGACCTAGAGGGCAGCGGCGGATCGGCGCTCGTCGGCAAATCAGGGGGCGGCACGGTTCAGGATGCTATCACCGCCTCGGAGGCGATCACCACCCGCATCCGCGCAGACAACGGTTCGGGCAACCTCATTTTCGGCTCCACTACCAGTGGCGATCTGCTAAACAATACGCCTGCTGGCACAAAGAACGGCGACATCAATACGTCGTTCGGCATTCAAACGATGGTGAATGCGACCAGTTCGTATGCCTGCGCGGCGTTCGGCTATGCCTCGCTCTTCGCGCTTACCACGGGCCACAGCAACACGGCCCTCGGCTATCAGGCGGGCCTCAACCTCACCACGGGCATCATGAACACGCTGGTTGGCGTGGATGCGGGTTTCATTTCCACCGCCATGAACCGGAGTGTCGTGGTCGGCCATCACTGCCTTAACGTCGGTAACTTTGCGGGCGAAGGCTTGATCGCTATCGGCCAGCAGACGGCGCGCAACCTCACCTCGGGCGACGATCATATCGTAATCGGACGCAACGCGCAGGCATCCTCGCCGGGTTCGGGTTCGGGCGGGTCTGTCGTTATCGGTGCGGCTTCTGCGCTCGCTTCGTCTGTTTCAAACAGCGTCATGGTCGGTAAGGACATCATGCAATCGGGCGGCGCTGGAACGCGCACCATCACCGATAGCGTCTTGTTCGGTTATCGCGCCATGTTCGGCGTGCGCTCGTCCTCGGGTGACTGCGTTGTTGGGCAGTTTGCCTTGTTCCAGAACGACGGCAGCACGGTCGATAGCGCACGCAACACGGCATACGGCGGCGAGGCTGGCTATTATGTCGGCGGCACAAATAACGTGTTCTTCGGCTATCGCTGCGGCGCTCACGCTTCCCCGATCTCGCTGACCGGCGTTGTGGCGATTGGCTACCGCGCTGGCGATGTGGTGGGCGGCGCTTCGGCGCTGTCAAACAATGACTTCGTGATTGCGAATGCCGAGATCGACAGTCGCCGCATCCTTTGGGGCAACTTCGTAACGCGCACTCTTAACATGGGCGGTGTGCTGAATGTCGCAGGTCGCATCAATGCGGACGGGGGATTGAAGATTAGCGGGACTGCCCCTCCTGCCAATTCCAGCGCGACGGGCGAAGTGGGCGAGATCAGAACGGACGCGGACTTTATCTATGTCTGCACCGCCGCGAACACCTGGAAGCGCGTGGCGATTGCGACATGGTGATGATCGACACCGAGAGCGAACCCGGCGCGTGGGCGGATGCAATCGCGCATTCGCCTTGCCTGCGGGTGGAGTGGTTTGAGGAGGTGGGCCAATGACCCGCACCGAAGCCGAGCGCCTAACGCGCATTGAAGTCCTGATCGAGCGGTGGCTTGTAGAGCAACCCAACTTGTCTGTTTGACTTTGCGGCAATTTTTGGCAAGAATGAGTTTACGAATATAACAATCCGAGGCTGGCATGGCTGACTTTAACAAGGGCGGGCAAATGTAATGATGGGACTTGCGCTGGGCCTTTGGCAGTCATGCAAAGGAGGCGGGCCTTCTATTGTCTCGACCTCTAGCGCAAGCGAGCTTCTTTCGACTAGCCTTTCGGTCAGCGCACCAGAAGGCGCTCAAGAGGGTGACTTGCTTGTGGCTGTATCTCAGGGAAGCACTTTGCTCCCTGTTTTGCCGCCGGTTGGTTGGACTGTGGCTGCGGGGCCGACAAATGGGGCCTCGGTTGCCACTGCTGTTTTTGATGGTGTCACGCCTTCGTTTCTTTTCACAGCCGCTGGCGCAGTGGATCAGTCTGTCATGATGCTGGCTCTGCGCGGTGCGGAGGTTGACGTTGTCGGCTCGTTCGGAGCGGATGCCGCGAACCCAACGCCGAGCACTGTCACGGTCGCTACGCCGAATAGCCTGAACCTAACCGTGGTCGCTAGTGACGCGGGGCAGGCTTACACTATGCCGGTCGGCTGGACGCTTGTTGCGAGCATCAATACCAGCAGGACGATTGCTGTTTTCCGCCGCACTGCGCGGGTTGGCATCGGGGCCTTGCTTGGGGTGCTGGTCACACGCATCTTGGGCGCGGCATTAGGGCGCGCTGCGCAAATTGTGGTGCGCAACTCATGACCAAGCCGAATACCCAAGCCGAGCGTCTGACGCGCATCGAAACCTTGCTAGAGGGCTGGTTGGAAAACCGAAGAGACGACCGCGCCGAGTGGGCTACTGAATTGCGCAAAATTCACGACCGATTAGACCACATCCAGAGCGAGCATCAGGCCACTAACGAGCGCCTGTCTGCATATGAGAACAAAGGCAAGGGCCTGCTTATCGGTGTGGGCTTGTTCGGCTCCGGTATCGGTGCGACAATTCTGGCTGTTGTCGCCAAGTTCGCAGAGTGGTTCAGATGATGTTTAGCAAACTAGCAAACCGCATTCGTGAGATTGCCGCTGTGGCGGATGTTCGCCCGCGTCCCAAGCCCGACACGATCAAGCGCATGAATGAGAACTTGGATCAGGCCTTGGAAGGTGCGCCGGTTATTCCCGAGCCTACGGCAGTGCCGGAGTTGCCGCCTGTGACGCATCGCCGCACCGGCAAAGCAGGCATTGACCTGATGCACCAGTTTGAGGGCTGCGAGCGCAAGCGGCCTGACGGGCTATTTGAGGCCTATCTGTGCCCTGCCAACGTCTGGACTATCGGATGGGGGTCTACGGGTGCCGATCCCTTCAATGGCGGACAAATCCGCAAGGGGACGATCTGGACGCAGGAACAGTGCGATCTGCGGTTTGAGCAGCACTTGGCCAAGTTTGAAGAAGCCGTGCGTGACGGGATTGGCAAGGCCCCGACTTCGCAGGCGCAGTTCGATGCGATGTGCTCTCTGTGTTATAATATCGGGGCATCGGCCTTTGCTAAATCCACTTTGCTGCGGATGCACAAGGCGGGGGACTTTGATGGAGCTGCCAAGCAATTTTTGCGATGGAACCGCGCAGGCGGAAAAATCCTTAAAGGTCTAACGCGCCGCCGAGAGGCTGAGGCTGCACTTTACCGGAGTGGGTTCTAATGGCTGTTATTCGCTATCTGAAGGCCCGTCTGGGCGAGCGTTCGACTTGGCTGCTGGTCGGTTCGGGCATAGGGACTGCGGCTATGCTGCCGTGGCCGTGGTCGCTTGTGTCGGCTGTGGTGCATACCGCCGCCGCACTGGTGCCGGATGGGGGCAGCGATGCTTGACCCGATCACAGGCGCGGCAATCGCCCGCAAGGTCTGGCAGGCAATCGGCATCCGTGGCGCTATCGCTATCGGCCTTGCTGTTGCGCTGCCGATCCACGGCTGCACCGAATACCGCCAAGGCTATCGGGAAGGCGTGGCGAGCGTTGAAGCCCGCCTACGGGCTGCAGAAGCGGAAAGCCTCAAGAAGGCCGCTATCGCAGCGCGCAAGGCTGACGAGGCAGGCGAGCAACGGGCGCTTGTCGAAGCGGAAACGCGGGCGGCTGATCTGAAGGCTATCGAGCGGGCGGAAGCGGAGGGCGGCAATGCCTTGGACAGCCTGTTCTGATGGGTGGGGGTGAAGACCCTGTGACCCCCGGCACGGGAGGCTTGCTAGAAGCCTCGCCCGCTGGTGCGCTGCTAGGCAAGCGTGCGGTGTTCTATTGTCAGAATTTTAACACGTGAGGCCCGTCATGTCAAAGAAACTGGCTTTCCTTTACGCGTTGCCCCTGTGCCTCACCGCCTGCGGCCCCAAGCCGATCACGGTAAACGCCCCGTCGCCGCCTGCGTCCTACATGGTGTGTGAGGAATTGCCCGCTAGGCCCGATTTAAAGCCGCTGGAAGCGATTGCGTTGCCTGACGGGCGTATGGCCTACCTGAAGGCGGAAACCGATGCGAGAGACGCTAAAATCGCCCGCTACGTGGTCGAGAGCCGTGCCATCTGGTTCGAGTGCTTCAACAACGCGGCCAAGCTTCGGGACTACTACCGTTCGGCGGAGTAATTTGCCAACCCCTTGAAAATCCGCTAACCACGGCGAAACAGCAAGGGGAAAGCAATGCCCAATCCCGGACTCACAAAAGACGAAATGTTGGAGGCCCTGCGATGGGTTTCCGAATACGGCTCGATCACCGAAGCCGCCCGCGTAATCGGGCTGAACCGCGAAACCCTGCAAAGCCGGGTCAACAAGGCCCGCGATGAAATAGCCAAAGGCACGCTAGACCCTGACATTGCCACCCGCGTTCCGGCAGGCCACCGCGCAAAGGGCGTTTCGACGCTCTATGACGCAGAGGGCAACATCAAGGCGCAATGGGTCAAGACGGATCGGGACGAGCAAGAGGCCGAAAAGGCCCGCGAGATAGCTTTGCAAGCGATGTGCGCAGACATCCCGCGCGAACCTCTAGTTCCCCCACCCGTGGCCTGCTTGGCCGATCTATGCACCCTCTACACTTGGACTGACTACCACGTCGGCATGCTCGCTTGGCGCAAGGAAAACCTAGAGGCCGATTGGGATAACGGGATAGCTGAAAGCATGGGCCTTGCGGCAATGCAGTATCTTGTATCCGCTAGCCCCGCCAGCGCGCGCGGCATCGTCAACATTCAAGGCGACTTTCTGCATTGGGACGGCCTGACAGCTATAACGCCGACGCATGGGCATGTTCTTGATGCTGACGGGCGTTTCGGTAAGGTTGTAGACGTAGCAATCCGGCTGATCCGTTCGCTAGTCCGCCTAGCCCTACAAAAGCATCAGCATGTCACGCTGCTGATTTGTGAAGGCAATCACGACATTGCTTCGAGCCTATGGCTGCGCAAGATGTTTGGCGCGCTTTATGAAGACGAACCGCGCATCACGGTTCATGACAGCGAATTGCCTTACTACGCAATCCAGCATGGCGAAGTTCTGCTGGGCTTTCACCACGGCCATCTTCGCAAGAACGAGCAACTGCCTTCGCTTTTCGCGGCTCAATTCCGTGAACTTTGGGGACAGTGCAAGCGCGTTTACATTCATACGGGACACCGCCACCATAAGGATGTGAAAGACCATCCTGGCGCTCGGGTAATCCAGCACCCCACGCTAGCGGCCAGAGACGCGCACGCATCGCGCGGCGGGTGGATCAGTGACCGCGAGATTACGGCCATAACCTATAGCAAGAAGGCATGGGCGGGTGACGTAAACTGGACGCCCGAAATGCTTGAATCCGCTGCATGAATCTGCCATAAATAGCGGGCCGCGAAGGTGCGCTAACACCGCCACGGCCCTAACCACAATGATCGTGCGAGGATCAACCATGGCTGACGAGTCTCTTAAAACGTGCGCGGATTGTAAGCAAGCGCAGCCTCTCTCTTGCTACTACAAGGCCGCCAGCAATGCAGACGGCCTGCTATCTAGGTGTAAGCAGTGTTACAGCTTAAAGTGCAAAGAGTATCGGCTGAGGAATGCCGAGAAGATAAAGGCGCAAAAACGCAGGGCATACGAACAGGACAGGCAGAATCCGGATTATCTCGCCAAAATCAAAGCCTACCAAGAAGCGAACAAAGAGCGCAAGCGCGAGTATGATCGCGATTACCGCGAGCGCACCAAGGATAAGCAAGATCATTGGTCAAAGGAATGGGTTGCAAAGAACCCTGACAAGCGCCGAGCCATCTTACGAAACTACAAGGCTCGGCGACGGGCGCAAGAATCTGGCGGCGTTTCGACTGCGGCGCTAGCGGCGTGGACGTTACAGCAAAAAAAGGTCTGCTACTGGTGCGGCAGTAAGTGCGCAAAAGGGTTCCACGTGGATCACTATGTCCCTTTGTGCAAGGGCGGAAAGCATGAGATTGGCAACCTCGTCATTGCCTGCGCCCCGTGCAATCTTCGGAAGAACCTGAAAGACCCTTTCGACTTTGCGCGCCAAGTAGGGAGACTGTTATGACCAACGCCGAACTCGCCCGCCGCCTAGCCGACTTGCTCGACGACTGCGTGATACCCAGCGACAACGAAAAGCCCCTGCGCCTGATGCTGCTGCATGGGCTTAGGGCTTGTGGTGATCCGCACTTCAAGGAAGAGGCCGAGTTGCTTTGCCGGATGCTGGATTAGGCACGCATAATCTCGCTGTCAGGCACAAGGACGCGGCGAGAGGTCATGGGCGGGCCTCGGCATTAAACCGATCATAGAACCGCTCTTCGCCGCACGTGCAATGCCAGCCATGCGCGCGCAGATGCTCGACAAGGCGGTTTGCCTCTTTCACGGTCAGCCAGTATCGGTTCCAGCACCAGTTGCCGACCCAATGCTTGCTTTCAACAAACACGAATGACTTCCTGTGGATGCGAAAGCCGCCGAGAAGTTCCGTGAAGGTTACATCGCTGCCGTGGCGCGTCTCGATATCGTTGCTGTCTATTGCGCCCATTGCGACCTTGCCAGCGAATAGGCCATTGTCAGGGTCATTACACGCGAAGTCCACAGGGATTAGCTTCCCCATCACCCCTCCCCTTCGTTCGGCGCTGCGGGAAGGGGCATCCAGCCTTCAAGTTCGCCGCCTGAGACCCCGCCAAAGCCGGGGAACAAGGCCCAGCCAAGATCATAGCCGCTGCCCGATGACACACCTTCATGGAAGGCAACAAAGCACCTGCCTGCGTAGTGCCTGAAATGGCTGTCGGCAAAAGCATCATCGCGCACCTTTACCAGAACGTGAGTGCGATCCCTCGGCGCGCTGGCAATGTCCTGCCACCCCGGCACAACCGCAAGGCCAAGGGCTTCGATGCGGTCGGCGGCTTCTGCCAGCAACGGGTCTGGCGCATAATGCAGCTCGTCATAGGTGAATCTGTCACGCAGCCGCTTCACTAGGTCGGTCATGACAGCCACCCCCAGACAAGCGCGCCAACGGCGATCCAAAAGCACACGCCCAGCGCCAGCAACACTTGGCATCCACGCGGGTCGAAGTCGTCATTCATAGTCCAATCCTCTCAACAATAGCGGGAAGCGACGGCACCAGCATCCCGCAGACAAATAGGGTGGCGAACAGGCGGGTCACGGCATCGGCCTCCATGCAAAGTCCCAAATCCCGTGCCCGCCCATCACGGCGAACAGGATCACGATCAGCGCAATCGTGGCGAGCAAGATGCGCGTTTCGGTTGACGCGCTCATGCTGCACCACCTTGCACACCGCGAAGGTGCGCAATCATCTCGGCAATCGCCTGCGGTTCCTGACGCGCAATTTCGGGCGTGATCGACTGAACGGCGCGCCAAGCCTTCACGGAAGCATCCTCCCGCCACGGCGCAAACTGTTCGGCGGCTGCGGCATCACAGGCCGCGACTGTGCGAAGTCTCGTCATTGCTTGCTCTCCTTTGCGATAATCTCGCGGGCTTGTTCGAGATAGTAATTCCGAAGGCCTGCCGCTTCCAGCCAATCGGCAAAGTCGTCGCGCCAGTCGTTATCGAGATCGAACGTTTCCAGTTCGTAGCCGTCGCAATGCAAAATCTCCTCGCGCTCGTATTCAAGGACTTCGTAATCCTCGCGGGCAAGCAGGTCTGCCAGTTCTTCAATTTCCATAACGTTTCTCCTTTGCTGACACCTTTCTGCCATCGCCCCATGGTGATGTCAAACACATTTTTGCTATTGCCATGATGTTTTTTGTGGCTTATCCATAGCGCAGCACGAAAGGAGACGTATGGGCAACAATATCCCCCAACGCTGGCTAGACCAGCATAACGCAAAGGTGGCGGCGCAAATGGCCGAACACCGCATTGAAGCATGGATCAGGAAGGAGCTGGGCGATGACAATGACCCGATTTGACGAAGCCGTGACCCGTTCAGAGGAAGCGCATCGGCAATACATGAGGGACGCAAGCGACCAACTGCTTGAGCGTATCCGTGCCGCCCGTGAGGGCCGCGAACCCGGAAGCCCGCAATTCGTATTTTGGAGTATGCTGTGAGTGAAGCTATCGTTATCGGTTGGGAATTGGAAACTCGCCACCGTCACGTTCTAGTTGACCTGCGGGACGGCTGGCAGAAGGCACCGTTGCGCGGCAAGATTAGGGCAAGCATGATTTGCCGTAACCTTGCCAAGCGCGGTCTATTGCGTGAACGCCGCATCAAGGACGCATATCTGTTTTGCCTGACCCCTCTTGGCTGTCAGGTGCAAAAGGAAATCCGCAAGGGCCTTCCGCCTAAGCCGCGTGGTTGCCGGCCGGAGTATGAGCCGACCGATGAGCAGTATGCAATTCTTGACCGCGCCTGCGAGATGTTCGGGGTGAAGCCCGAGGCTGTTTACCAGCGCAACCGCAAGCAAATCATGCAAGATGTCCGCCAGTCGGTAGTCATGGCGCTGCATCGCAAGTGGCCCGAAATGCCATACAAGGCGATGGTCAAAGTCCTTGGCCGTGACGATCATTCGATGGCTATCTATTGGCTGAACGCGGGAATGAAGCGCATCGAGCGAGAGGAGTGGCTTGCCGAGGTGGTGGCGGAACTGTGCGGCGAAGAACCGCCTAAGCCTAAGCCGATTGACCAGAAGAAGCTTGCAGACTTCTGGAGCGAGAAAGAGGCGAGCATTGCCGAGCTGATGGCGATGGAGGACGCTATGGAAGAATACGAGTCGCGGGATGAGCGCGCTGCCATGAAGGAGTTTAGCGACAACTTGCTGGCTGCGATTATCAGCGCGAGGATGGCGGCGTGATCGTTCTCCCCTTCCCGCCCGCTAGCCTATCAGGACACGACAAGCGGACTGACTTTGCCCGCGCTAAGCTGGTCAAGGAATGGCGGCAGCTTGCATGGGCCATCACGCTGCAATCCAATCCGCCTAAGTTTGGAAGCGGTTCGCCTTACACAAAAGAGGGTGACATACCGATAAAAATAGTGTTTATTCCACCCAGCAAACGTGGAGACCGCATGAATTTCCTGAACCGGCTGAAGCCCGCAATCGACGGGATCGCAGACGCGTTAGGTGTGAATGATGCCCGCTTTGTTCCGAGTATTGAGTTTCGCGAACCGGAAACGCCGGGGCGTGTAGAGATTAGCATAGGAGAGTAACATGACGACAACGAAGGACAGCCTTGCATCTGCGATGGCAAAAGCATTTGCGGCTATTGAGGGTGCGACCAAGAGCGCGAACAACCCGCACTTTAAGAGCAAGTATGCCGACCTTACGAGCGTGATCGAGGCCATCAAGCCTGCGCTGGTGGCTAACGGTTTGTTCTTTACGCAATCGCCGCGACCCAATGATAAGGGTGTTGAGATTGAAACCATCCTGCATCATGCCAGCGGTGAGGTGTTTAGCCTTGGCAGCCTGTTTGTTCCTGCGGACAAGAACAACGCGCAGGCATTCGGCTCGGCTCTCACCTATGCCCGTCGCTATGCGCTGGTTACGGCGTTCGGTGTGCCTGTTGAGGACGATGATGGCAACGCTGCCGCTGCCGCACCGCCGAAGCCTGCACCCAAGGCTAGCGCCGCGCAAAAGGTGATTGACGAAGGCCAGCTTACCGAACTGCAAACCATGTTCACGCACCTTGCCGTGCCGGTTGCTGAGTTCCTGAAGGTTGCCAAGATTGACCGGCTAGACGCGCTTCCCGCCGATTGGTTTGAACGCGCAAAGGCGTGGATTGACCAGCAAGCCAAGGCCAAACGCGACACACTGGACGATACGCTCGAAGGCGATAAAATCCCGTATTGAGGAGAGACGCAATGCATAACATTTTTTGCGACATTGAGACCCTGCCCGTTCAATTACCTGAGCGTCGCGCCAAACTGATTGCAGAGGCCAAGCCGCCTGCGAACATGAGCAAGCCGGAAACCATCGCAAAGTGGCGAGAGGAAAACGCGGACGCGATTATCGCCAAGACCAGCTTTGACCCGGCGGCGGGCCATATCTGTTCGATTGCGTGGGCGGGTGACGTAGACGAAACGCCGCTTTGCTTAACCGCAAAGGCAATTGCCGAGGAGCGGGATATTATCTCCGGCTTCTTTGACAGCCTGCCCAAAATTGGCATGGCCCGCTTTATCGGCCATTACATCAGCGGCTTTGACCTGCGCTTTATCATGTGCCGCGCTATCGTGCTGGGCGTGAAGGTGCCTGCCCTATGGCCGCGTGACCCGAAGCCTTGGGATCAGCAGGTGTTCGACACAATGACCGCATGGGCCGGAACCAAGGGGAGTATCTCACTTGACCGTCTTTGCGAGGCGTTGGGCATTGAAAGCCCCAAGGGTGAGTTGACCGGCGCAGGCGTTGCGCAAGCATGGCAGGATGGACGTTTCGACGAAATTGCCGCATACAATCGCGGTGACGTAGAGGCGGTGCGCGAGGTGTTCCGCAAGTTTGAAGCCGTTGGGCTAGTGTAGGAGAATACAGAAATGGCATATGAGCAAAAAGATAATTCCGGCTCGCTGTTCAAGAACGACAAGCGTGAAAAGGACACCCATGCTCATGCGCGTGGCTCTGCGCTGATTGATGGTGTGAGCTACTTTGTCGATGCGTGGACGAACACGGACAAGAACGGCAACAAGTATCAATCGCTGAAGTTCAAGCGCAAGGACACGCAGGCTGCTGGCAATAGCTGGAATGCTCCGGCGGAAGACCCGTTCGATGATGACGCATCTTCCGTGCCTTTTTGAGCTAACCCTAGGCGCGCTCCTTTCGTCGCGGTGGCAACGCGATTAACGCCTTGGATGCGAAGTAGCGATGGCCCTTGTTCATAGGTCGCTACGTAGTCAATCTCCTGTGCGCCGAGGGTTAAGGGCCTAGGCAGGGAAATCCACGGGAACAGCTAGCGTGGCGGGCGCTCCTAATACCCGCCAGAGTTTAGTTCGCTAGGCGTGTGTCAATCTGCCATGCCTTAGGAAGCCCGCTGGCGGGACGGGTGCGAAACATCCCGCCAACATAGGAGAGGCGATATGTGCAACCTGACCGCTTGGCGGCGGGCGCTTGAAATACAGCGCCGAGCGAAAACAGATGCAATGCGGGAGCGCCTTGGCCTGCCGCGTTGGGATTGGCCTAGTCTGGAGAGACGTAATGCTACGCAAGCTGCCAAAAAAGCCTAAGCGCGAAACCCGCTTTCGTTCGCAGCGGCACCTAAAGCACGTTCGGTCTTTTGCCTGTGTGTGCTGTGATGCTGAGGCTCCCATAGAAGCCGCTCACGTGCGTTTGGGCAGCGATGGGGGCATGGGCAGCAAGCCAAGCGACTTTTATGCTGTGCCGCTCTGTGGTGGCCCTGCCGGTTGCCATCAGCGCCAGCACCGCGAAGGGGAGCGCACATTTTGGCAAGGCAAAGACCCTCACGCAATCATTGACGAGCTAATCAGGACAAGCCCCGTGCGGCGAGAGATTGAAGCGCACCAGCAGGGAGAATGCAAGTGAACCTTCCCGAACCTGTCATCATTGGCAAGGCTACGCTATACCTCGGCGATTGCGCTGAGATATTGCCGCACCTGCCGCGCGTGGATGCTGTCGTGACTGATCCGCCTTATGGGATTGGGGAGGCTGCAGGCAAGGCAAAGACACGCGGCAAGCTGGCGGTCGCCAAGGACTACGGCAACGACGATTGGGACAACTCTCCCGTTCCGCCCGAGGTCATGGCGCGAGTGCGCGCAGCGGGCCGCTGGCAAATCATTTTCGGCGGCAACTATTACGATTGCCCCGCCGCTAAGTGCTGGCTCGTCTGGGACAAGGTGAACGGCGATAACGACTTTGCCGACGCTGAAATGGCGTGGACGAACCTCCCTAAAGCCGTCCGCCTGATCCGCTATATGTGGAACGGGATGCTCCGCGAAAAGGGCGCACAGCGCGGCGACCACCCGACGCAGAAGCCGCTTGAGGTGATGAAGTGGGCAATCGGCCACCTGCCCGAACCCAATCACACCATCCTGGACCCCTTCGCAGGCTCTGGCACGACCGGAGTTGCCGCAATCCAGATGGGCAAGGCGTTTATCGGGATTGAGCGCGAACCCAAGTATTTCGAAGCCATGTGCCGCCGCATCCGCGAGGCCAATGGCGATGACGCTGGGCCGCTGTTCGGGAGCGCAGTGGCATGACCCACGTTGTCACCCTCTCCACGCCCTACAGCCGCACAAAGGCCCATATGCTGATCAGGACAAGCCCGATGCGGCTAGATAGAGGCTCACCGTGAGCGGGAATAAGACCACATACAAGCTTGCCAATCAAGCAGTGCGCCAGCGGGCCATACAAGCCGTTCTGAGCGCGCCTGAGGGCTTTACCGTGGTTGTGGGGCCGGAGACCCGTTCACAGGCTCAGAACCGCTTATTCTGGCCGCTAGTGGCAGATATACGGGCGCAGAACCCCGGCATGGCTCAATTCACGCCAGATCAAGTCAAGTTGCGCTTCTTGAACGCGCTCGACAGCGAGATGCAGTTCCTGCCCGAATTGTGGGGCGGCGGTATGTTCGCGGTAGGGCAGCGTTCCAGCACACTGTCGAAGCGGGACTTTAGCCTGCTGGTTGAACTGGTGTTCAAGTGGGGCGCTGAGAATGGCATCCGCTGGTCTGACAAGTCACGCTTTACGTATGACGAGGTGGTCGGAAATTAGGCCCTTGCGGGCGCTTCCAGAGTAGGCTATGCCGGACGGACGGGGAGCGCTGTGGCGGCGCTCAACCCGTCCTATACATAACGCTAAGGGAACTAGCGCCATGCATGACGAAGCTGATACCTTTATTGCGCCCGAATATCAAGATTTGGGCTACCCCCTACCGCCATATCGTGAGATTTTCCGGCTGGATGCGTGGCTGGGGAATGTTTACGAGCATGAGGGTTGTCGCATAGGCGAGCCGCCCCAAGAGTTTCTTGACCTGTTCCATGCTGTTGGCGCGTTTGTGCTGCTGGCGATGCAACGTGAGGGCAAGGGCTACCCAGAAATGTTGGCGGCGATCCATGCGGGTGAGTTCGACTAATGGCGGGCTACATCAAGCTCTATCGCGGTTGGCGAGACTGCGAGGCGTTTAAGGATGAGCCATGCACCCAAAGGGAGGCGTGGGTTTGGCTGCTGGAAAATGCGGCATGGAAACCTTGCAACCGCCGGGACGCGCAAGGCGCTCTGATCGCGATTGAGCGCGGGCAATTTCACACATCAATCCGGACTCTAGCTGCCGAGTGGCAATGGTCGAGAGGGCGCGTAGAGCGTTTCCTAAATGATCTGAAAACGAGCCATATGGCGAGCCATGAAACGGGCCACGGTGGGCTGCTAATAACTATCTGCAATTACGACAAATATCAGGCTTACGAGCCAAGCGCAGGGCCAAGCTCGGGGCCAAGCGCAGGGCCATCGACGGGCCAAGCGCAGGGCCACACAAGAAGAAGTAAAGAAGGAAAAGAAGAAAAGAATGATAATGCGCGCAAGCGCGCTGTGGTTTGTCCTGATGGTGTTTCTGCCGAAGTGTGGGCAGATTTCCTCGCAATCCGGCGGGCTAAGAAGGCCCCCCTGACTGACACGGCCATGAGGCAGATCGAGAGCGAGGCGGGCAAGGCGGGCTGGACTGTTGAGGCGGCTTTGACTGAGGCGGTTTCTAGGGGCTGGCAGGGGTTCAAGGCCGATTGGGTCAAGCAAGCGCCGGGGCCAAAGGGCAGAGAGGTGGCGGGCGGATGGTTGGACAAGGATGGGGATATTTTGCCTTATGCTTGATGATTGGACACCGACCCGCACGGGCAAGCAGCTTTGCCCATCATGCAGCCCTACAAGGCGGAACAAGCATGACCGATGCCTAAGCGTAACGAGAGACGACAAAGGAACAGTTTGGCATTGCCACAACTGCGGATTTTCTGGAGCGAAAAATGACAATTCACCCCAAGCACAAGGAATGGATCGAGGCGCGAGGGATCGACGCGCAGACTGCCGAGTGGTTCGGCCTCAAGACAGTGGAGGACAACGGGGCCAATTGGCTCGTGGTGCCGTATATGGAGGCGGGCCAAGCGGTGAATCACAAGTGGCGGCTTACCAAGGACAAGCGCCACAAGATGGACAGCGGCGCGCCCTTGCTGCTTTGGAACGCGGATTGCCTGAAGGCTCCACAAGTGCGCGAGGGCAAAGCGCCCGTGGTGATAACCGAGGGGGAATGGGACGCGCTGGCGGCGATACAGTCGGGGGCGGAATACACGGTCAGCGTTCCGAACGGAGCGCCCGCGCAAGTTACCGCAAACCTTGACGAGGCGAAGCGTTACGATTGGGTTGACCGTCACGCCAGCGACCTTGCGGGGGTTCGGGAGTTTATCATTGCAGCGGATGGTGACGAAGCCGGAAACAACCTGCGCACCGATCTTGTCGCCCTCCTAGGGGCGGACAGGTGCCGCTTTGTTGAGTATCCCGAAGGCTGCAAAGACCTGAATGACGTTTTGCTTTTGCATGGCGCGGAGAAGGTTTCCGCTTGCATCCTGAACGCAAAGCCGTTTCCCGTGCAGGGGCTTTACCGCGTATCCGACTTTCCCGAGCGCGGGGTGGTGCGCAGCTTCGATTGCGGGGTTGAGCCGCTTGAGGACTACATCAAGATTGTCCCCGGCACCCTGACTGTCCTGACCGGCTATGCTAACATGGGCAAGTCAACGCTGATGAACCAAATCATTGCGTATCAGCTTTACAGGCATTTCCCTGTTTGCGTTGCTAGCTTTGAGACGGACGTTAAGCCGATCCTTGTCAACGGGATTGCGGGCGCGCTGCTATCCTGCGAGCCTAAAGACGTTTACGACCATCCCAAGCGGTCGATTGCTATGCAATGCCTAGAGGAACGGCTGTGCATCGTGTCGCAAGCGGTAGACGAAGATTTAGAGATGGACTTGGACAAGTTTCTTGAATTGTGCCGCGTTGCTGTAGTGCGGCATGGGGTCAAGATGATCGTTCTCGACCCGTGGAACGAGTTGGAACACAAGCGCCGCCGCGATGAAACCGAAACCGACTACATCGGGCGGGCAATTCGGGCGATCAAGCGATTTGCCAAGCTGAATGACGTTGCGTTCTGGGTAGTGGCGCACCCAACGAAACCGCAGGAAGGCGTCAAGAAGGTTCCGGGCTTGTATGACATTTCCGGCTCGGCAAACTGGGCGAACAAGGCGGACTACGGCCTGACATATCACCGCCCGCAGGCCACTGAAAATTACGCGAAGGTGCTAATCAGCAAGGTTCGGATGGGGCTTCCCGGCCAGCGCGACATGGTTGAAGTGCAGCGCAATCGGGAAACAGGGCGGTTTGAGCCGTATATGGGTGGCGTATGAAGCA